TTAAAAGAGAAAGTACAAGCGTTTACAGGGCAAACAGCATCTAACTGGAATCTTGCCACTAGTGGAGCAAGCTCAGACTACGTCACACGTACACTATATAAAGTAGATACCTGCCTTTACCCAGATTTAGTATTTGTGTATTGGCCACCAGTTACTAGATTAGAGTTGCCATCTCCACATGATGATGGAAAAATAACCCAAACAGCAATAGGCGATCACGATTTCCCAAAGAGTCTAGTAGACGAGGATTACTTGCTGTTTAATTTTAAGAAGAATCTTAACTTCCTTAATAGTATGTACAATAATCACAGTGCAAGATTCTTCTCCAACCCAGTAGTTGAAACGTTGATACAGAATCAGATGCAAGACAATAATCCATTTGTAATGAACACTGAAGCCCGTGACGGTATGCACCCTGGTCCAGACTGGCATGAGCGTGTAGCAGAATACTTCTTTCAAGCAGCAAAAAGAGACATTAAACGTCTGATTCGCTGGCGTAAGATAAACGAAGACCGAAGAGCTCAAGGTTTATCAGTAACTGAAAATCTTAAATCTGTATAAATAAGCGTATATAATTGCTAAGGAAACTTAGTTTATGCGGAACCAACCGCGTAGCCCTAGAACGGCGATTCTTAAACAAAGGAGAATTTTAAAATGGGTAGACCTCTAAACAAGAGAAATTTCGGAGTACCAACAGTAAATGGTAACGAAATCAAAGTACAGTTTCATAATGGCACATCAAGCGTTGATGGTTGGATCGTTAAGCAAATGGGATCTAAAAAGTTCCGTTGTTCAGATGGTTCAGTTGAAGCAGTTTGTTGGTTAGTTGACATTGCCGCAGCTTCATTAGCAGCAGGCCAAATGTCAATATCAGTTAAAGACGATGTAGGCGCAGTTACACGAATCGTTAAGATTGCAGGACGTAAAGTAACCACAAGTGCTGGTGATAGCATTGGTTGGGACTTCAGCGATTCAACCACAGATGGTAGAGTTGAAATTGAAGAAGGCGGCGATGACGCAGCAGAAACTATTAACGTCGTTGATGCAGTTGAAGGCATTGTGTATGCAATTGCAGTACCTGGTACTACAGACTTCACATTGCTTGGCGCAGCAGACAGTATTGCAGCAACAGAGTTCACTATGAACGATGTTACTCCTGAAGGTACTGGCACGGTAACAGCAGTAGAAGATACATTCGGCATCTAATTTTTAATTAAATTATTAACTAACCTCTTGCGATATTAACGTATAGAGGTTTTTTAATGGCATAAATAACGTATAAGGAGCACCACTAGATGAGTCTAAATAAACGAATTAAAGGCGATTATACTATAGAATCAATTGATTCTGGCGACAAGATCATCATGCATCAAGCAGGCGGCGTTACAATTGACGCTAATTTAACTGTAACAGGCGCATCGTCATCAGTAGAATCAACTAATACAACGATAGTTGATAACGAAATTATATTAAACTCAGGCGAAACACTTGATGGAGTCGCCGGTGGCGCTGGCACAGCAGGAATTCTAATAGATAGAGGCATAGCAGCTAACGGCATGGCCGGCATACGGTTTAATGAATCAAGTAATATTTGGGAAATTAAAAACGGTGACGGTGTTGGCTGGCAGCCAATTGCAGCAGGCAGCGGTATTGATAATGTAGTTGAAGATTTAACACCACAATTAGGTGGAGCACTAGATGTTAACGGACAATCAATTGTAAGTATAAGCAACGGTGATATCGTACTAGCAGCCAACGGAACAGGCGCAGTACAAATTGATTCAGACATAATGATTAAAGAGCAGGTAGGCGACGAAACACCACTTGCAAGTTATAACAAACTTTATGCAAAAACAGTTGGTGCAGGTGGTTCGGGTTTGTTTTTCTCAAATCTGTCCGAAACAGACGAATTAGTTTCAAAGAAGAAAGCCATTGTATATGGCATAATATTTTAAAGGTTAATAATAAATGGCAATTTCAACAGTAGATATAGCAGGCGCAGGAGCACCAGAAACAACTTATACAAGTATAGGTGATTCGGCTCTGACATTCATGTCACTATGTAATCACGGTGGCGCAAATGTAACATGCGAGATACATATTGTACCGAGCGGTGATGTCGCTGGCACAGATAATGTGTTAATAACAGATCTAGAAATTCTTGCAGGCGACACATATATTTTATACCAAGGCGGTGAAAAAATACTACTAGACACTGGAGACTTTGTTGTAGTTGAGGCGTCGTTAGCAACTGTCGCGGTTATAACAAGCCACGTAGGAATATAATATGGGTTACTTTGTTAAAAAGGATCAGCACGGAAACCGAGGCTTTATATTGCCGTCAGGCACTACAGCCGAACGTCCAACCGCCCCAATTGCAGCAACACTGAGATACAATACATCGACTGATCGCATTGAATATTACAATGCAGCATTGTCTGCATTTGTAGATCTAACAATAACAGGCGATGTGATTTCTGTTATTGATGAAACTGCAACCATAGCAGCTACTCTCGCTTATGATATGATGTCAATAACCGAAACCGACCCAAATAATATAATAGTTTTTGTTCAGGGCGTTTATCAGACACCAACAGTTTCTTACTCAGTATCAGGAACCACTGTTACATTTGTAGATCAGCCACCGGTTGGCTCTGGCGAAACCATTGTAGTTGTTCACGGCGCATTTGGAACAAATGTACCAACCCAATAAAGGATAAAATGCAATGGCTGTTACTTTAATAAGTGGTGGAATGTTACAGGCCGATTTGTTGCGTGGCGACGACCTTAGCGTTGAAGCTGACTTAATTTATTTTGATGTTGCAAATAACCGTATTGGTGTGAATAACGCAATACCAACCACCGACCTTGATGTAACAGGCGACATTAAATCAACTACTGCCACGGTAGGCAGCATCTCCCTATTCACCACAACGTTAAATGCTATTACAGGTAACCTAATTCTTACAGCGACAGCTGGTCAAATATCTGTTAGCAACAAAAGGATCATTTTGTGCGCCGATCCAGTCGCTCTATTAGACGTTGTTAACTTGCAGACGTTAAACACTGCTATAGCAGGAGCATCACCCCTACCAACGTCACAGCAGATAACACCCAACGGAATAGATGCAAGTTTTACGCTAAATAAAAGTGCAACAGTAGACACCATTCTTGTTATTGTTAATGGTCTCGTTCAAGACCCAGCTGTCGGAGCAGCATATACAGTGAGCGGCACAACCTTAACATTAGCAGAAACTCCAATAGTTTCAGACACCATCTCAGTACGATTCATAGGCGTTTAATTATATAGTTAATTATATACGCACACCCGAATTCTGGCCGAAACTAATAAATACGTTTAAAGCTAATAACAGGAGCTCTTAAACATGGCTATCACAAGAATTAAAAATAATCAGATAACTGATTCAACAATCATAGCATCAGCGAAGATTGCAACAACATCGGTTACCGCCGGGTTGTTGGAAAACGACCTAACTTATGGTTCGAACCTTACCGTTTCGGGTAACTTAACGGTTAATGGTACAACACATACGGTTAACACAACTAATACAACAATTGAAGATCCTATTTTAAGATTAGCTTCTCAACAAGCGGGCTCAGGCGCACTTGACATTGGGTTTATTGGTGAGCGTGGTACAGATACTAATGTTGCATTTGTTTGGGATGAAAGTGCCGATGCATTTGTAGCTGGTTTTACAGCTGATGCAGACTCAAGCACCACAGTAACATTCAGCAGCAAGGCAGATTTACAAGTTGCTGGGCTTAATACAACCGGCACAATTACAGCAAACGCATTAACAGTCACACCAGGTGCCACAAACGTAGTCATATTAAATGCAACCGGTCTAGCAAGTTTAGACGGCGGCATCGACGTAGATGGCGCATTTTCCGTAGCAGACGGAACAGGTAATATTTTAACTACTGGTACACTTGGTGCTGGTAACACAACAGTTGGTACACTTGATGCAACCGGTCTAGCAAGTTTAGACGGTGGTATTGACGTTGACGGAATATTTACAGTCGCAGATGGTACTGGTAACGTAAGTACAACAGGTACTTTAGGCGCAGGCAACACTTTAATTACTGGCACACTTGATGTAACAGCACTTGCCTCATTAGACGGTGGTATTGATGTAGACGCTGCATTCAGCGTAGCAAATGGTACTGGTAACATTGATACAACTGGTACACTTGATGTAGACGGTATATCAACATTAGGCGTAATTAACGCAACTGGACTAGCAAGTTTAGATGGTGGTATTGATGTAGACGCTGCATTCACCGTAGCAGACACAACTGGTAACATGATAACAACCGGTACAATAGATACCGGCGCAGCAACATTAGATTCAGCTACAGTTTCAAACTTAACTGATAACAGAATTATTATTGCTGGCACTGCCGGCGTTTTAGAAGATGATGGTAACTTAACATTCGACGGAACAACTTTTGAAGTTGGCACAGCATTTGATGTTATATCAGCAAGTGGTAACACATCAATTGGCGGCACATTAGATGCAACTGGACTATCTTCACTAGATGGCGGTATTGCAGTAAATGGTTCGTTTACAGTAGCAGACACAACTGGTAACATTGCAACCACAGGTACATTAACTGTAACAAGTGATACTACTACATTATCAAATCTTGTTATTACTGAAGAAATAACTACAGCAGGTTCATTCTCGGTTGCTACAACGTATGAAATCGTTACAGCAGGTACAACAGACTTTACATTAATTGGCGCAGCAAACAGCGATGTTGGTACAATCTTTACAGCATCCGGTGCAGGTACAGGCACAGGTACTGCTAAACTAGCTTCAGTTATAGACGCTGGCGACAACAGAATTACTAATGTTGCAGACCCAACGTTGGCACAAGATGCAGCTACTATGAATTATGTTGATACTAACCTTGCTCTACTTGCATTTGATATGACGGATGGATCAAATACAGAAGAAATCGCAGGCGGCGCAACAATTACATTTAACGGCACTGCAAATGAAATTACAACATTAGTTTCAGCTACAGATACATTAACAATTGGGTTACCAAGTGATGTTACAATTGGTAACAATTTAACTGTTACAGGTAATATGGGCGCAGCAACAATAGGCGTATCGGGCATCTCAACAATGGGCGTTATTAATGCTTCAGGACTAGCATCACTAGATGGTGGTATTGATGTAGATGGTGCGTTTACAGTATTAGATACAAGTGGTAACGTAAGTACAACAGGTACATTTAATGCAGACGGTCTTTCAACACTAGGTGCTGTTACAATTGATAACTCAAGCACACTTAATATGGGCGGTAATGTAGTTACTAATGCCGGAGATGGTGTTGCTAATACCGACCTAGTTACTAAACAACAATTAGATGCTGCCCAGGCTGGTATCTTAGTTAAAGAACAATGTAATGTTGCTACAGACGCCGCACTTCCTGCAGTAACCGCAGCTGGCGCAGACGTAGGTAAAACATTAACAGCAGATGCAGTAGGCATTTTGACTGTTGACGGTGTTGCAACTGTATTAGCTGATCGTATTTTAGTTAAAGACCAAGTTAATCAAGTTGATAATGGTATTTACGAAGTTACAACCGAAGGTACAGCAGGCGTTGCGTTTATACTTACTCGTGCTACTGACTACGATGGTAACCCAACAGCAGAAGTACAAGAAGGTACATTCACATTCATTGAAGACGGTACGGCTAATATTAAATCGGGTTGGGTATTGTTAGATGATGCTAACTTTACAGCAGGCGTTGCAAATGTTGACGTTGCTTTAAATGAATTAGTATTTGCTCAGTTCCAGGGCCTACCAGCATACGTTGGTGGTACAAACATTGACATTAGTGGTCAAACAATTAATGTTTCACCACAAGGCGCAGCAAGTGGCTTAGATGCTGATTTACTTGACGGACAACACGGTGCATATTACTTAGATTGGACTAACACAACTAACAAACCAGATCCAACTATTACATTAGGTGGCGATGCAAGTGGTTCATTAACAATGACAGACTTAGCAGGTGGTACATTAACCGTTGTAATCGCAGACGACAGTCACAATCACATTATAGCTAACGTAGATGGTTTACAAACTGCATTAGATGGTAAATTAAATGATACTTCAGATACAGTAACCGGCACATTAACAATCGATGCAGGCGGTACCATACTTTGGGCAACTGCTCCGACAGCTGGTAGTCATTTGACAAATAGAGATTATGTTGATGGTTTATATAATACAGGTTGGGATTTGTATGATGGTACAACCACTCAAACAATCGCAGGCGGTAACACATTAACAATTAACGGTACAACAAATGAAGTTGAAGCAGTAGTTTCAGCTACAGATACATTAACAATTGGGTTACCAAGTGATGTTACAATTGCTGCATCATTAACAGTTACAACTGGTTTAGCAGCAAACGGTGGTATTACAGTAGATTCTACTGCATTTATTGTAGCAGATAGCACAGGTAATGTTACCACAGCTGGTACATTAGATGTAGCAGGTGTTGCTTCACTAGATGGTGGTATTGACGTCGATGGCGCATTTACAGTAGCAGATGCAACAGGCGCCATTGCAACCACAGGTACATTAACTGTAACAAGTGATACTACTACATTATCACACCTTGTTATTACCGAAGAGAACTTGGCAGCCACAGCACTTAGCGCAGCAACTTCATATGAAATTGTTACAACTGGCACAACGGACTTTACCGCAATTGGTGCAGCAGATAGCTTACCAGGTACAATCTTTACAGCATCCGGTGCAGGTACAGGCACAGGTACTGCTAAACTAGCTTCAACTATTGATGCCGGCGGCAATCGAATTGCTGATGTTACAGATCCAGTTCTTGCACAAGACGCAGCAACTAAGAGTTATGTTGATAACGCATCAAGCGCAGGCTGGGACATATTTGATGGTACAACTACTGAAACAGTTGGTGGTGGTAATACATTAACAGTAACTGGCGTAACAAATGAGATTACTGCGGTAGTTACAGCAACAGATACATTAACAATTGGGTTACCAGATGATGTTACAATTGCAGGTATTTTAACTGTAAGTGGACAAGCAAACATTGATAACGTTACTATTAACGGTAACGATATTACAGCTACTTCAGGAGAGCTTACTATTAATGAAGCTGGCGCGGATATTAACTTCCGCGTTGAAGGCGATACAGATGTTAACTTGTTATTTGTTGATGCAGGAACAGACAGTGTTAACATTGGTACTGCTACAGCATTAACAGATGTTACATTCCAAGTTGCAACCACAGACGCAATGATAGGACCAAGTGGACTTACAGCAGAACGTCCAGCTGTTGGTATTGCAGGCATGTTCCGTTATAACACATCAATTGACGAATATGAATACTATGATGGTGTTTCATGGACAGGTTTTGGTGAAACGTTTACAGTTATTGCAAGTGAAGCATTTACAGGTACTGGCGCACAAACAGTATATACGTTAGCAACCACACAAACAACAGCATCATGTATCGTTAGCATAAACGGTGTTATTCAGCTTCCAACTACAGCTTACGCCGTATCTGGAACAACATTAACGTTTACTGAAGCACCAGCAAATACAGATGATATTGAAGTACGTGAAATAACAACTACCACTTCAATCGTATCAGTAACAAATGGTAATGCTGAGTTAACAGCAGTTGGTTCAGACTTTGAACTTACAGGCAACGTTGTTCCAACAGTTAATAACACATATGATATAGGTTCAGGATCATTTAAACTTGCAACTATATACGCAACTACATTCAGCGGTGAGGCTACTTCAGCTCAGTACGCTGATTTGGCGGAAATGTACGAAGCAGACGGCGAAATTGCACCAGGTACAGTAGTATGTTTTGGTGGTACAGCTGAAGTTACAACATGTAACACAGACGCTGATGCAAAGGTAGCAGGCATTGTTTCAACCAACCCAGCTTACTTGATGAACAGCGAGCTAGATGGTGTTGCAGTAGCGTTACGTGGACGAGTACCATGTAAGGTAAGTGGCAGCATTAAGAAGGGTGACATGTTAGTAAGCGATGGAAATGGCGGAGCGCGAGCAGAAGCCAGTCCAACACTTGGTACAGTAATTGCTAAGGCCTTAGAAGATTCAGAAGGCGATGCAGTAATTGAAGTAGTAGTGTAAACTAACACAACAGCAGCAACACACAGAAAGGGCTTCGGCCCTTTCTTTTTGAAATAAATAACACATTAAACAGGGAATTTAGAATGCCATTAACCAGACCAAAGATGCATCAGATTGTCACAGACACATTTGAAGTAGACGATCCGATATTATATCTTAATGCATCACACACAGGTGCAAATGCTAACGATCTAGGTATCATTATTAATCGTGGCAGCTCAGGCGACAACGTGGGTATTATGTGGGATAGGTCGGCCCAATCATTCGCGCTAGTTACAACTACAGCAGACGGAGATTCATCAGGTGATTTAACATTTTCTGCCTATGCTGATTTGCAGTGTCGTTCTTTAGAATTACAAAACTTTTCGTTTCCTTTAGCTGACGGTAGCAACAATCAGGTATTAGTTACTAATGGGTCGGGTGTATTAACTTGGGAAACTGCTGGTGGAGCATCACTAGATGGTTCAACACAAATTACTGGCACAATAACTCCAGACGTTAATAACACGTACAACCTAGGCAGCGGCGCACTAAAACTTGCTAACGTCTATACAACCACACTACAAGGACAATCTACATCAGCTCAGTACGCTGATGTTGCAGAACTATATACAGCCGATGAAGAAATCCTTCCAGGTACAGTAGTATGCTTCGGAGGCACTGCTGAAGTTACAACACAATTCGAAGAACATAGCACTAACATCGCGGGCATTGTTTCGACTAACCCTGCTCATTTAATGAACAGTGAATGCACAGGTGAACACGTAGTAGAAGTCGCATTGCTAGGTCGTGTTCCGTGTAGAGTAGTAGGCCTTGTAACAAAAGGGGACTTGTTAGTTTCAGCAGGTAGTGGACTAGCTAGGTCAGAAGAGAATCCAAAGTTAGCATCTATTATAGGCAGGGCTGTTGAATCGTTCCCCGGCGGTAATGGTGTCATTGAGGTATTAGTGGGTCGAGTTTAACATGGCAATTAAGCAATACAGATCGGAATATCCAGGTGAATTTGTTATTACCAAAATGGTAATTCGGAATGGCAAAAAAGAACAAGAACGCGAGTGGATAGATAATCCAGTCGATGTTACAAGTTCTAATCATCGTGCATGTTGTATTGCGTCAGGCCCATCTAGCACTAAGATTCCAATGAAAAGAATAGAGCAGCATCGTGGAGACTTACTAGGTCGAAACAGAATGCAACTATACGCATCTGAGGACGTCTGGGAAGAAATGACCCCTGATTTCTTAGTAGTACTAAACCAAGAACGCCTAGATCAAATTCTCGAAAATGGTTATCAAACTGAACATGTTGTTTATACGTCTGTTAGGTTATGCATTAATAACCCGGGCGAGTTCTTTATAATACCACATGGGGTAATGTATCAACCAGCAGCACTAGCAGTCTGGATAGCTTGTTTCGATGGACACAAAGATATCTACTTGTACGGATATGATGAAACATTAAAAGACGGCGTAGTACAAACAAAAGTAATTAATACAGTTCAGGACATTATGAAAACTTACCAAGACGTAAACTTTCATCATGTAACTGACACCGGCACTCCAGACGCATGGAGACGTTGTATTAATTGTCGTACTATTTCATCGCGTGATTTTGTTACTGAGTGTGATATCTAATCTGTGTACACATCTTTTAACGTATTAATACGTTTAAAAATATCATCAATCTTTAATGTGGCCCAGAAGCCTGGGTGTAATGGCTTAGGAATAATGTCTGAGTCTATCCATGCGTACCCGACATGTTCGTGGTTTAGTATTGGTGTAAATTCTTTTTCGACAATACAATAGAATGTGTGATAGCTAAAGAAGTCACCATCCGCTGTAAACTTTTCAATTGGAATTAACTTTGTAGTCTCGGGCATGAAGCCCATTTCTTCTGTACATTCCCGCTCGATAGCTTCAAGTAACGTTTCGCCTTTCTCAATTTTGCCGCCTGGTAAACCCCAATGCCCGTGATACTTCTTATCATCGCGCATTAAGTAAAGGTGTCTTTTTGTATCTTGTGAATAAAACCAAATACCAACAGCGTTAATTTTACTAGTGTTATGCATTATAGAACTATACCCCATTTACCTCCAGGATATATTCCTTCATAACTTCGCTTCCATGCACCATCCTTGTATTTAAATTGTACTGCGGTTGTTAAGTTTGCAACATAAGATGTGTCGCCCTCAACTTGATCACCAGCATTAAACACAACTACCCAGTCGCTACCATTATATTCAATAACATCATTCTTTGTAGCAGCTAATGGAATGCCTGTTCCTTGCCACGCATCTGCGACAGCAGCATTGTCAACATTACCTATGTCGTCTATTAGCAAATATCGTTGTCCGTTAGCCGCAGCAGGTAACCCATTGTCTGGACCACTGTCGAGTGGATCAATTACAGCATCTACAGGATCCATTGTATTACTTGGCAATGTATCAACATCAACTGTAAATAATAATGTTCCTTGTTCTGCAGGGTGGTATGCAACTGTGCCGATAATATCAAGCTCACCCTCTACGTCAGACTCAATACGGATTTGCGAAATGCCATCATTTAATGCACCGTATTCATCTATAACTGCTCTCCAGGATATGTCATTATCTTCTGGGTTTGGCAGTGCTGTGATATCACCACCGTCGCCTGGCTCTTCAACCGGCAATATACGTAATTCGTTGCCAAGTAATAAAACTTGATAACCGTGTGGAGTAATTCTAACCCTTGTGCCAAGCAATATGTTGTCGCTGTTAATAGCGTCTACGTATGAACCAGCATCGTCGTATATACTAGCAATAACTTTATGTATAACACCTTCTTTAGTAACACGAGCTGGAGGACTAATCCAAATTGGTACATTGAATTTTAATGTTGCTATGTCTATACTGTCGTCGTTGTTTGGTACTTCACGTGAACTCCAATTTACATCATCGAGTTCAACCACACTTAAACTAGTCCAATCTAAGTAATTGTCCGTAGACTGTATTTCAAGTGATGGGTTAAACAGTGTTAAAATTTGTTCCATTAGTTGGAGTTTCGTGTGTGTGTTCGAAGTCCATACATCTAATTTTAATCCAAGTTTATAAGGTACTGGCATCTGACGTTCAAGGTTAAATGCATTGCCCTGTGTTGTTTCGTATGTTTGCGATCCTTCGTCCCACTCACGCTGCCTAACTTGTTTTCTGTCTACGAAGTAAGGTTCTTGTATACGTGGACGATCATATTTCAATGAGTCAATGTAAAAGGACATTGTCGGAGCGCAAGGAATATTGTTAGCTGAGTTTTCCTGTAGGATAACTTGGGCTTGTCTGCTTGCATCACCATAACGCACAGGAACGCGAATAAGCGTTATATTGCCTAGGTCATCTATGCCACCCTCTACTTCAAAGTTGCTAAACATTCTAGCGAACTGTAAAAGGAAACGTCTTATTTGTTGATCATAAAAATACTGCATGATTAATTATCTTTCTTTGGGTCTAGTAAATCACTAAGTGATTGTCTTGACGGAATATCACCGCGGTCCTCTGTACTAATTGTATCTGTATTGTTGAAGAATCTGCTACGTTGTGTATCTCCATCTAAGTACAAGTCAGTTCTAATGCTATCTTCTACTTTAATCCAATTGTTACCGTTGTATCTAAATAGTCTGTTTGGTGCATAGTCTAAGCGTAGCACATAATCACCAATTGTTGGATTAGATGGGAATGATGTACCTGGAGTAACAGGCCAGCCGTTTGGTGCTAGTCCATCGCCATCAAGGTAACCTAATGTTAACTCACCTTGTGTGTTTGTAGAAGCTGTTCCCGCATCAGCAGTAATAGTATCAAAGTCAGCCGTTAATAACGGACTAGCACTATCAACTGGCAAACCGTATCTGTTAACCGGCCTCCCTTCTTCATCGTACTCAACTATGTAAAAGTTACTTATGTCGTAACCACTCAGCGGTACTTCTATTTCTGCTTGTGTAAGGATAGCATCGTTAAGGGCAAGGTTCTTAGAGCATTGCGACATGTAGTCTGCAAGTGTTCCGCTGCCGTTGCCATCGCCATCATCTCCGTCAATGCCACCCTCGGTATCAATGTAGTTGCTAAGAATATCATCGTACTCTTGCGATGCAACAAGCGGCACAGCTTTCACGCGCCATAAGTGAGGCAACCATGTTTGGCTGAAGCCTTCGCTTGCAAACGAAGCATCATTAATTACATAGAATTTAGGAAGTGCTTTTGGTATTGCATCGTTTAGCGGATGATAATCTTTTAAGTTTGGTATTTCAAGTACATCACCGTTCATTAGCTTGCGACCAATATGATCGATCATATCATTGTAATGGAATGTGATAAACAGTGTATCGTTTTGAAGGAATAAACCGAATTGACTTAGATCAAAGTCAATATCTTGTGTGCGATACACGCCACGCATTGTGTAGATATCATCTTCGTATTCGCGATTCCTGTTTTCAAGCAAAAGCAAATCTTCTATAAACAGAGGATTAGTTTCGTTGTACGTTGGAAGTGTAGCATCGCCAGATGGTTCTGCAGTGGTCTTAGGACCCAGGTACTTGTGTATGTGAATATCTAATCCACCCACAGTGTATTGTTCGCGAATTATGTTATCGAGAAACCTAAAATCATCTGTTTTTTCTTGACGCCACAAGCTAAGTCTTGGCATATTATATTCCTGCTTTGATGTATTTATGCAGAAATATACGGGAGGGAATTACTTAGACGAATTTACTCATTATAGTCCCTAAGCAGGCTTGATCCATGTGTTCGTCATTGTACACAGAAACCTTAGTGAGGCGTGAATACACGATTCTAGAATCGTCTTTGCCGTACGTGATTGTAGCTAGGTAATTGTCGTTCTCAACTACAATTTTATAATAGTCGTTTCGCTTCCGAGTCTCCGTCCAGGCTCGCGGCCAATACGGATCAAGTTTCTCATGTGTAACGATAAGATTTTTAAGAGTACAGTATGTTATAAATTCAGGTAGTTTCATGATGGCGCAAACGCTTTAAGGATGTCGCCCAAGTTGGGCTGAGTTACTATTTTTGTACCAACTCTGCCACCGTGATCAAAAAGACTGCAATACACAATAGCGGCTTGGTCTTGAATTGTTGCATATCTAATAGTTGCAGAATAACCACGTGCCTGTAGTTCTATTTTAAAGTATTTTTCTGCGTCAGGATCCCACTTCGGAACTTCGATTTCCGTATGCACCCGTATGTAATCTTTGAGTGTACAATATGTTATGAATTCAAGTAATTTCATTATATAAAGTATTCCATCATTCGTTTAAGTGAGATGTGCCTGTGAAGTTTTTGCAGTGATGCATCTTCATGATACAAATTTTCGTTCATATGACATGTAACAACCCTAGCACGAGCGTCTTTCATTCTGTACACAATAGTTACTCTATGATAATCGTTGGTAATAACAATGCGATAATTGGTCATCTTCAGACTTTTATCATGTGTAGCAACCATGTCTTTCAGCGTACAGTATGATATGAATTTTAAAAGGTTCATATGCGGCTCACAAAGTGACTACACAAGTCGCTAACACTAGCGTTCTTAATGAACACCTTGTCGACATCATTCTTAGCATATTTGAAGTCCGTACCGCTAAAGAAGATATCAGCGTATACCAGTGCGAGCTTGTTGCCTTCGGCCCTGTAGATAATTTTAGCATGTTGCCCACCAACAAAAACTTCAACGGAACAAACTTTATGTTTTTCATTTGAATCGTAAATTAGATTCTGATATAGATGGCCTTCATTCCTGACCATACCCTTCAGCTTCCAAAACGATAACATATCAGCGAACTTCATTGTATAGCCTCTCTTAGTTCTTTAACTGTTTGGCATTCAATTTGTTGGATATCTTCAGTGTACACATCAATTTCAACATGTGCCCCTTTATAAAGTACAATTCGATCACCGTACTTTCTATAATTAAATGAGATTGTTTTATTACCCGACGTAGCTTTAAAATACCAGAGCACTGATTTTATTTTGTTATGTGAGGTAAAAGTAAATGACCGATTGGTATCAACCTCCCCGTTTAAAATATACCACGCCATTATTTGTTTAAGATTCATTCACTGACCTAATAGTTTCTTGGCTTTATATGATGCGAGCCTGTTAGTGTTACGGATATCGTTTTCAGCGTCCCTGCGGCCTTCGCTTGCAGGTTTGTACAGTATAACAAATAACCACTTTGGTAGTGACAATTTGTATATGTCTACTAATATACTTGGCAACCAAAATAGTGCTTTCATTATTTTACTCCTGGAAACTTATAACTGTTAGCTTTTAAGATTGTCAACATCCAGACAACATCTTCATCGTCAGTCTTGGCAATCTCACTATCAATAAAATCATGTGCTACAATATCTTTAATCTGTTCTGCAAACTCGCCGTGGGCTGAATTAAAAGTCCACCGCTCAAACATGTAGTTGAAACCTTTTTGTACAACTAACATCACGTTAATGTCTCCACGAATGAAAGAATCAAAGCAATAGTTGTCACCGCCCCTGTAGGTAAACGGACCAGCTAAGCCAGTCCTCCACCACGTAAAATATTGTTCGCCTACCTTAATCATTATTTAATACCTTGTTTAGTTGGTACAGGACATCATCTAGCGCAAGCTCTTTGCCAGCGTAAGAATCATAATCACTCGCTTGCATATACCCTGGAGGGTTGGCAGCCATCTTGTGCTCGCATTTTACTTCCTTGCGTAATTTTTCTACCTTCTCACGCAGCTCAGTGAATGCTTTTTCGTAATGCTCGGCCTTTGCTTTATACAAGGCTTCTCCAGATGCATACATGCTCATTGCAAACTGTTTCTTCATTTTAAAATTCCTTATTTTCAAATGCGGTTTTAGCCAAGTCCCAATCTAAGCTGACACCAAATGTTAAATTGTTGTGCTTAATAGCAAAGCGTCCGTGGAACTTAATAATCGAACGCATGTCGTCCATAAAGTCGTCGCTTTCCCAACACATTGCGTCAACTACGTTACGTTCAATGTCTGCCATACCTTCTAATACTTTTTTAACTTGTTCGTCCTCGCCGTGCATTGTTGCTGAGATTAGTTCAATTATGTGATCTGAATCAAGCGTTACACAGAACGGTTCGTTTTTATCTGTTCCTACTGCAAATAAGTCTGACATGTTGATCTCCTTTATTAACTGTTATACTAAGTATAGCAAATACAGCCAAAAGGTCAACCTTTTGACCTATTTAAAGTTCGTAACAAATCAACGACTTATAAAAATAATGGTGGTTTATGCTGTTTAGTGTACACTGATACCCACCAAGTGTTAATAAACTAGGTATATTTTTTATTTTGCTATATAAATCAATGACTTAACAACATTACTGCAATAACACTATTGCTATATAAATCAATAACTTACAAAGTTATGCAAAATACCTAGGAAAATTAAGGTTGACCTTTTGAACAGCAGAAACTATAATTACGGTATAGGATTTAAAACAGGAGCACATAATGTCAGATGTAGATAAATTAATGAAGCGGGTTGCAGATCAAGAAGCACCTATAACAGCACGTAAAATTGTTGAAGCTTTAAAAGCAGATAGAGCGTTAGCATTAACAGTGCTTCAGAGCCCAGACCCACTTCGCGCCGCTATTTTAGAATCAGGCGTAATCCCAGATCCCGCAAGCATGGATGGTAATCATTATTACCATGCTATTATTGCTGAACTTAAAAAACTAAAGGGTGGTGTATAACATGGCAAAAGCAAAAGCAAAAGTAAACCGCGGACGAGCAACAAACCCAGCGCCACTTGTTAGTGGAGCAAAGGCATTAAGAATTGCATTTGACACCGCAAAGTACATGGGCTATGAGCCAATATGGGAAGACGTTGACATAACAGAAGACAACCGCCAGAGCCATTTAATGGGCGCCTTCAACTGGTACAACTATAGCTTTGGTAGCAAAGATGCTCTGGGACTCCTAGTTGAGTACTTAACTATTAATAAGCGCAAGGACGAAGCAAAGCAAGTCAAACGCGCAGGCGACAACGTTGTCGCGAATGCTATTTGTTACCTGGCTCGCATGACAATGATGGGCTGGGAACTAAGCGAAACTGAAACAAATCAAGTTGAAGGTGCGATTAAAAGAGCTATTGCATCTATTCCAGCTAAACTAGTTGTTGACAATGATGCCGACGACACTTCAAAAGTTAAAAAGTTTAACATCCAGGAACGTATGCGCGAAAAACTTGTTGAAGCAGGTGGCGAGCTTGAAGGCATGCTAGATGATTTTATTGCAGACGGCGCAAAAGCCCGTCACAAGTTCCAACCAATTGTTATATTAAAGACTGCAAATGTTCTGCCAGCGCATGTTGGCGATGAGATTAAGTACTGGGAGGCAGTTAAAGCAGAATTTAAAGCAGCCCACCTAGGCAAGGACAAAGACCTTCAGGAAGGTTACAGCAACTTTACTAAAATTCAACTCCGTAACTTGATTAAGTTCAGCGATTTGGTTATTGCAGACTATCACGGTTATGTAGCATTTAAGAAATCAACAAAGAAAGTTCGCAAGCGTAAAGTTAAGACGCCAACAGAACTTGCACGTAAGTTGAAGTTCATGCCATCATTTATAGAACACAATCTTACAAGTATTAAGCCTGCTAAGATTGTTGGAGCCAAAGAGTTGTTTGCATTTGATACTAAGAAGCGCAAGCTGATGTATTTCATTGCAGACGAGTACTCCGGTACGCTTACTATTAAGAACAACATGATTGATGGCTTTGATGCAGCTAAGTCAGTACAGAAGACTATCCGCAAGCCCAAGGAACAGTTGAAGGCACTAATGGCAGCGAGTCGTCCTAACACTCGCAAGCTGTTCGCAAATACCAAATCAGTTGAGACTAAGATGAGTGGACGGTTCAATCCTAACATTGTTATATTGAAGGTGTTCTAATGTGCGAAATAGATCAGTCAGCAAAACCAGCTAAGGCAGGTGGCGTTCATTTGGAGATGCGATGTAAGCAGTCGGGCAAACCAATTAGCGTGTCGAACCATTACGGTATGTTCTGCGAAGACATGTGTGACTTGCAGGAAAACAAAGACGCCGAAAAGAAACTTAAATCAATATTCCCTGGAGTATTCTAAAATGAAAGACAAAAAGAAATTTATGGATTCGATTAAAACCCTTTTGTTTACTTGGGGATCTGAAGCGCCAGCTGAAGTAATTTGGGGCCTAAATGAAATGATTGAATGGCTTGAGCAAGAATACAATATTAAGATCGACGGCCGCTTTGAAGAATACTGTGAAGAAGCCCATGAACCAATGCTTAAAGAACTTGAGAGTAAGCTATGACTAAAAACGAAGCAATTGATGAAGCAATCGGAGCATTGTATACCGAAGCCGATGACACTTATCAGGAAAGCGAAATTGATGATGAGATTGCTGAATGGCAGCAGAAGAAATACGATGCAGTAAAAGTTCTCAAACAGCTAAAGGATTGAGTATGCAAATTGAAGGCAGAGAAATAGATATGGATGTACATTACCTGGACCCGGTAACATACGTGCCAAGTCATGCTAACGGCAACGCAGGTCATGCAGATTGCGAACAGGGTGTTATTATTAGCGTGAACGAACACGCTGTTAAAGTTTTATATTGTACAGGACGAACTGTACAAGCAACTAATCCAAATGATTTAGTCTGGGGATGATATGATTGAAGAACGCATACTTAATTTACCAACTCACAGATTGCTTGCATACTTCAAAAAGCACTACCGAGATCGCAAAGGCCGCATAGAATATAGTGTATCTTGCGGTGAGCACGGTAACTACACCCAAGAAGACCTTGATGAATTTATGAAGGAATTCAACACAATTAAAGTTGAACTTGACAATCGCGAGCACGTGGAGAAATAATATGGGCGGAACAGTAGCAGTCACTTTGCGTAAACCAGATGGCACCGAGTACCGCATGGATCGTTGGACTAATTCTATGCCGTGGGGCTTTAACAACATGAAGCTTATGCGGCACGATATGGATCATGTTGATGAATATCTTGAGCAGTGGCTAATGATGCAAACCGATTATGAAAAGAACAAAGGCACTGGCAAGTTTGAAAATAACATGACAGAATGTTACTTCCCATCTAACGGGTTAGCACCACTTGGATATGGACTGGTTGTTGTTGATATGGTTAACAACGTAATCCTTTCTATGCAAGGTTATACAGCTTTTGATTCGTTATGCGCCGCAAGTGTTTCAATGGGATTGATGAATGAAAGTAATCCTGACAGTAACGCATATATGCTCAGAGAGTTTATCGAAGCCGGCCAGGTAGCAGGCGTATTAAGAAAATCAAACTGGGAAGAGCCTAATCCGTATGTGGCACTTACACAAACGTACGACGAGGTTGTTGCAGAACTTGCAGACTGGGAAAATAACGACATCTTTGATTTTAAGCTAGACCTTAGTCCGTTTACATTAGAAGAATTTGAGGAATACAATCCTCAAGCATTAATTAAATACAGAGCTCGATTACTTGAGTTAGGTTTTGAATTAACTGACAAAGAAAACGAAATCTGGGCCGCAGCAATCGATGAAGCCATTGAAGAGTACGGAGAGAACGATGCCTAAAGCATTTGACGGAACTCCAGTACCGGAATTTGGAGATAAATTACCCTGTGGTGAGACACCACGCTGGGATTACGGTAGCGCATGTGGCTACCGTTGTGAATACTGCGGCGCAATGGTTGGTTCCATTGGCATGCCTAAACGATGTAGAGAGATGATGGAAGAAGAGCGTGAACGCGAATTAGTAATTGACAGGATAGGATTTAAAAATGAAAATGACGCCTGACAGACGACTTAGTTTAGCATTTTGGCTTGGCACATTCCAGGCCGCTTGCTGGTATCTCCTAATCGAATCATACAGGGAAGTCGGCCGGGGAGATACTACATGGCTGGTATGGCTCATACCATGGCTGGTACTACTTTACTTCTTTATGCATAACAATCTGAACTTCCGCAAAGAAACGACTTGGATGACAATTAAGAATCCTGACAAAGTAGGTGGAGACGGTTGGGTTTATGTGGGGGATCTTAAAAATTCCAGACCTCCACCTCCACCTCCAGCTGGACGCCCACCTCCACCGCCCGCACCACCAAAACGCAGCTTGGGAGGCGGAAGATGAGAGTCCATCAACTCAGACGGTTTATAATTTACAGTAATAAACTTGAAGAATATTACACGCCGTACGATGACGATTCAAACTTTACGGACCTGGCTGGTGATGCAAGGCAATTTAAAGAAGAAGAATTCGCACAAGAAATAGCCGATGTCTTCCCGCCTGATTTGAATATGAAAATAATCGAAATTGAAATTGAAATAGTTGAATTGGATGCCAATGCCAATGACAAGTAAGTTACAAACATTTCGAGTAATAGGTGAGTCCGCTGCCCATAGCATGGGCAATTATGTTAAGCCTGATTTCTTTAAAGAATTGTCGAAGCAATTTTACCCAAGTAACAAACACCGCAGATCTTGGGCTTATGATAATTTGTGCATGTTTTACAATGACGAGTGTAGTCGGATTAAAGTTATTGAACGGTTAACTAGAAGGGGTATGTAATGGAAGATCACGTACTAGACAAAGAGAAGCAAGTTGAGAAGCAAAAGCAACAGCTTGAGCCTCCTAAGAAATATCATGTATTCATCTTAAACGATGACTTCAGCACTTTTGAATTGGTGGTTGATGTTTGTACTAAGTACTTTAGTCAGACTGAAGATCATGCTAACCGCACAGCAAAAGATGTACATACTAAAGGCAAGGGCCTAGGTGGTACGTACACTAAAGATGTTGCCCAAACAAAAGCGCAACAGATTATCGACATCGCACAGTCTGAAGGAATGCCGTTACGTGCTGTGGCTGAGGAAGAATAATATGAAGAAAATAATACTTGGTTGTATTTTATTGTTATCATCGCAGATGCTTTTTGCTGCCGAAGATGGTTTGCTAATGGATGCAACAGAGTTATATAAGTATGAAGATGCATTTGGCAAGGCAGCACTTGTATATCGTCCTACTACTAATCCAGCCGGTCTTGGAATATTCAATTTGCAAGATGCAGTGATAACACTAATTAAACACGGGCCACCAGCTAATTGTATGGAACTAATAATCAGCAGCTCAGACGGCGCTATGTTTGTTGGATGTGTAAAGAATGTAAACATTGATAGGGCATTAGATGCGAGTTACGACCCACCACTTGAAACTGAAGCCAAAGTGCCAACGGAATAGATAAATAGTAATATGGCTAACTTACAAGATTTAAAACAAGAAGTTTTTGACTACGCATCAGCTATGATGGGTAGCGGGATGATTGACCTATCCTTGGATCCTATTCATTACGAAACAGCATACAAGCGAGCAATTGGTACGTACAGGCAGAAAGGACAGAACGCACACGAAGAAGCTTACGTTTGGTTAGACTTAGAAGAAAACACAGATGAATATACGTTACCGCAAGAGGTAACAGAAGTTCGTCAAGTGTTCCGCAGAACATTTGGATCAATTGGTGGAGACTCAGCATTTGATCCATTCTCATCAGCAGTTATCAACACATACATCTTAAACTTAGGCGGCAGCGGCGGCTTAGCAACTTGGGAATTATATACCCAAAAGCTAGAACTTGCTGCAAGAATGTTTGGTGGTTATATGAACTTTACATTCAATCCGAGTACAAAGCGCATTAAATTAGTCCGAAATATTACATCTTCAGGCGAAACTGTGCTATTATGGACGTACAACTTAAAGCCTGAGGTTCAACTATTAACAGAACTTCAAATATCGCAATGGATTAAAGACTTTACCTACGCCAACTGTAAGTACATGGAAGGCGAAGCAAGAGAAAAATTCCAAACAATTGCAGGCCCGAATGGTGGAACCAGTTTAAATGGTTCCGCAATGAAATCGGAAGCAAAAGAGATGATGGACCAACTCTCAGAAGATCTAAAGAACTATGTAGATGGTTCCGATCCATTATCTTGGATAATTGGATAACAGCTTTCTTTTTAACTGAGGAATAGTACAATATGATTAAGTATGATTTTAAGAAATTGCCTAAGGCAATTTCGAAGTATTTTGATTTGACTATTGTAGTAGCCGTTACCGGCTCACTACTTTCAATTGTTGGTGGTGTTATGATAGTTCAAATGGCGTTTGCTGGTATTACCCCGGCAATTGTGCCAATTGAATTGGTACCATATAACGTTCATGACTTTGAATTTGAGGAGAGTAAATATCCTGGAATCAAAATTCCGTTAAGTGTTAGTAAAGATTATAACAAAGAACTTCGATGCATGGCCAGAAACCTTTATTTTGAATCCCGAGACCAGGATTTACAAGGTCGCATTGCAGTTGGACTTGTTACATTAAATCGTGTAAACAACGATAACTTTCCTAATTCAGTATGTGAAGTGGTCTGGCAGAAACGTTGGAGCAAACGATATAGCAAATGGGTTGCACAGTTTTCGTGGACGCTAGACGGCAAGTCTGATACACCTATTGAAAAAGAAGCCTATGCTGAAGCAGTAAGATTAGCAACGGCATTATTTGCAGGTGGTATTACTGATTTCACAAAAGGTGCTGACCACTATCACGCAGATTATGTTAACCCTTCCTGGGCAAAGAAACTTATCTTAGTCACTAAAATAGATGATCATATCTTTTATTTAGAACCACCCTTCAAAAAATAATCAATACAAACGGTAAAACGTAGGTTGACAGACCTACTGTTCTCTATTATAATCCACTAATGACAGCTGAACATGGAGAGTACACTCTCAAAGACGTAGAAATTAAAATACATGATGCACGAAGACGCTTAGAAGGATTGTTAGAATTGCTTAAAATGGATATTCCTCTCCCTGAGGATGACATGAAAGAAATCGAGTTCGACATAGCCGAAGCACATCGTATAATGTTAAATTACTATCTTATATATAAGAACGGTCCAATAATGGAAGAAATAGTATTGGAAACTCCCGATAATGTAATCGAGTTTCCGGGAAAAAAGAACGAGGATTAATATGTCAGATTTAATGATTGATATCGAGACACTTGATGTAACACCCACATCAACCATACTAACTATTGGAGCTCAAGGCTTCGACCCATTTAGTACTAAGTTCACTAAAGTAACTTATTACAAACGCTTAACAATTGACTCACAAAATGAACGTACAGTAAACGACGATACCGTTGAATGGTGGGGCAAACAGGCAGCCGACGCACAAGAAGAAGCACTTGGTGATGGCGATGACCGGGTTGAAATTAAAATAGCTCTTGAAGAACTAGCTAAGATAGCATGGAAACATAGTCGTATTTGGGCCAATGGTACCACGTTTGATATGGTAATACTTGAAGATGCGATGAAACAGTACGGCGTTACTGTGCCGTGGAAGTATTGGCAGGTAATGGATGCACGTACTATATACAAGATTGCAAAGTCGTCTAAGCTAGGCAACAACCATAACGCATTAGCTGATTGTGTTAATCAAATTGATTTGTTACAAACAGCATTGAAAAAGTTAGGCATTAATAAGTTCTAATTATCTGCATTCAGACCTAAGTCCTTAATCCAAGGCATATCTTGTTTTTCAACAGCAACTGAGCAATTTAAACATATAGATTTTAAATTGCTCAGTTTTGTATTCTTTAAATCACCGTCTACGTAGTAAACAATAATCTGTTTAGCCCATCTGGCTTTGTAGTGGCATTTGTCACACACCATCTTTTTCTTATAACCAGTTTTAGACCAATTCGGTTTAGCAGGTTTAACCTTGTGACTATCACGAATGCACGTATCACATTTAGAACGATAATACGTTTTACCGTTACGTTTATAGTTGATTCCAACGTGACGTTGTTCACATTGTTTGCATATTGGCCTTTTCATACCTTTATTTAGCGTTGAATCTATTGCGGTCCTTTAAGGTTACCTTTACTTTATATTTTCACCTCCGTTAACCACCTAGATTTCGGTTTTTCTAATAAATAGATGTAACAGAAAAGTTACAATACATTTATAGGAGATTTGATAATGGCACTTGTTTCACCAGGCGTTGAAGTTACGATTATAGACGAAAGTCAGTACTCTTCAGCAGGACAGAACACAGTACCGTACATCTTGTTAGCCACAGCGGAAAATAAACTTAACCCAATTGGCACAGGAATTGCACCAGGTACACTAGCGTCATCAGTAGATGATGTTTATTTAATTACTAGCCAGCGTGAACTTGTTAACACGTTTGGTAATCCAACGTTTTATAAGACTGCAGGCGGAAACGCACTTCACGGTTACGAATTAAACGAATATGGATTGATGGCAGCTTACTCAGTACTAGGCGCCACTAACAGAGCATATATTCAGCGCGTTGACGTTGACTTATCACAACTTGAAGCATCACTTGTTCGTCCTAAGGGCGCAGCAAATAACGGCGCTTACTGGTTTGATTTAGCTGAATCATCATATGGCTTGTTTGCATGGAACGCAACACAGAATACATTTAACACAATTGACCCAATTCTTATTACAGATGATGCAGACTTAGATTCACCAGGCGGTGTTCCACTAGACAGCATAGGATCAATTAACTCTTATGCAATTGTAACAACTAATACTAGTAATCCAATTTATTGGAAGAACAGTGCTAATGAATGGGTACTAATTGGTTCTGAGGAATGGAAGGGAAGCATTGCTACAGTAATCAGCAATACACCAATTGCATTAACTCTTACCGAAACTATTGTTATTAATGGCACCTCTGTGCCACTTACTGGCGCAGCTGATCTTGACGCACTAGTAAATGATATTAATAACGTAACTCCTGTTGTAGGTGTTACATCTGCCAATGTTAATGGTAGACTTGAAATTTACACAGATTCTACCGCAGTTGGCTTAGGCGGCGGCAATTTAACTCTAGTTGAAGGCACAGGCACTTTACTAGCTGATGTTGGACTTACAGCAGGCGAATTTTATAGCCCAGTTGTAGAACATGCGAGCCATGTAAATGTTCCACGTTGGAGAACAACAGATACAGAACCTCGTCCAAGTGGTTCTGTTTGGCAGAAGACTACTTCAGTTAATGAAGGCGCAGATATTGTAGTTAAACGCTATGATACAGTAACAGATTCATTTGTTGTACAGTCTGCTCCATTATATGAAAACGATCAAACAGCTAATAAATTCTTAGATCCAGGCACTGGCGGCAAATCAATTGCTGGCGGCGCAACTTATGTCCAATATGATGTAACTGAAGATGACACAGGCACATTTAAAATATTTAATCGTGCAGTTGGCGAAACTTCAATTACAGGTACTACAGCAGCAACTTTTGCAGGTACTGAGACATTTACAATTGAAGCAAGTGCTACTAACAGCGATACATTATCTGCACCAGTACTTGTTGACTTAGCTGGCGAAACTACTACAGCAGGCATGGCAAGTAAAATTATTGCAGCAAACATTCCAAATGTTACAGCAAGTGTTACCGCAGGTGGATTTATAACTATTACACATAGCGGCGGTGGTGTTATTGCTATTACAGATACAGGCGGCGCTATTGCTGCCACTGGTATCACTGACAGCTTAATTAGTGTTCGCACAAATGCAGCCGGACAGTTACTTTTAAGTAACTGGAACAACGGTGAATTTTATACTGCTGATATTTCAACACCAGGACAAGATCCATTAACTGGTACACGTTGGTACTATCCAGCTATTGATGAAGTTGATATTATGATTCATGAAGGTAACGAATGGGTTGGTTATAGAACTATTACAAGCGATCTTCGCGGACACAACTTATCGTTAACAGATGCAGCAGGTCCACTTGTTTCGGCAACGGCACCTGAATTCCAATCAGATGGCTCTACAGCACTTGCAAAAGGCGATTTGTGGATTGATACAAGCGATTTAGAAAATTATCCAACTATTCGAAGATGGCAAGAAGATGCAAGTGCCGTTCTTGGATGGGTGCTTATTGATAATGCAGATCAAACATCAACAGACGGTGTTCTATTTGCTGACGCACGTTGGGACATTGATGGCACATCAGATCCTATTACAGACGACATGACACTAATTACTGATTTGTTAACTAGTAGTTGGACTGACCCAGACGCACCTGATCCAGCTTTATACCCAGATGGTATGATACTATGGAATACACGACGTGGCGGTTACAATGTTAAAGAATTCCGCGTTAACTATTTTAATGCTGGCGACTTCAACTTAGATGATTGGATATTAGCAGGCGGCACTGAAACAAATACATGGGTAACAGTATCAGGACTTAAAGAAGATGGAAGTGCAAACTTCGGTCGTTTAGCTCAACGTGCATTAGTTGTTAAGGCAATGAAAGCAGCAATTGATACTAACTCAGAGATACGTGAAGAGCAACGTCAGTTTAATATTATGGCAGCACCAGGATATCCAGAACTTATTCCTAATATGGTTGCATTAAATAATGAACGTGCTAACACTGCATTCGTTATTGGTGATTCACCAATACGTTTGGAAAACAGTGGCAATGCAATTGCAGAATGGGCATCTAACGGTGACGGACTAGGTGTTCCAACTAACGATGGCTTAGCATCAAATGATGAATATATGGGCGTTTTCTATCCATCCGGTAGAACAAACGACTTGTCAGGTACATCAATTATTGTTCCACCAAGTCACATGATGTTACGTACAATTATACATAGCGATGAGCAATCATATCCGTGGCTAGCACCAGCTGGTATTAGACGTGGACAGGTTGATAACGTTAATGCAATTGGTTATGTTGATGCACAAACTGGTGAATTCCAGCAAATGTCAACACGCCAGGGTGTACGTGACGTATTGTACACTAACAATGTTAACGCAATTACATTTATACCAGGCGCAGGCATTGTTAACTACGGTAACAAGACTACTAAGGCAGGTTCAGCACTTGATCGTATCAATGTATCACGTTTAGTTTCACATATTCGTGTACAAGCTGACTCACTTAGCAAGCAATTCGTATTTGAGCCAAATGATAAATTAACACGCGATGAAATTAAGGGACAGATGGAACGTCTACTTAATGACTTAATTGCAAAACGTGGTATCTATGACTATGTGGTAGTATGTGACGAAAGTAACAATACTCCAGTACGTATTGACCGAAACGAACTTTGGGTTGATATCGCAATAGAGCCAGTTAAAGCAGGCGAGTTTATTTACGTACCAGTACGTATTAAAAATACAGGTGAAATTAGCGGTTAATAAGCTAAAATCAACTAAATTTAAAAGCGGCTTCGGCCGCTTTTTTATGACGGTTTTTTCACGATGACAAGATGATAAATAACAATAAGAAATAACAGGAGACATATAATGTCAGTTTCATCTTTAACTAAAATGACCACACCATTAGCGAGTGATCAAAGCGCAACAAGCCAAGGCTTGTTAATGCCTAAATTAAAATACCGCTTCCGCGTTATTTTTGAAAACTTGGGTGTATCAACTCCGCGTACTGAACTAACTAAGCAGATTATGACGTTCGATCGACCAAATCCGTCATTTGAACCAATTGAGATTCATGTATATAACTCAATTGTAAAACTAGCTGGTAAACCTAGTTGGGCTGATGTTGCATGTACAATCAGAGACGACGCTTCCGGCGCAGTAGCTAAATTACTTGGTGAGCAAATGCAGAAGCAATTTGATTTCATGGAGCAATCTTCAGCTGCATCAGGCATCGACTACAAATTTACTACACGTTTAGAAATGCTAGACGGTGGCAACGGCGCACACGAACCACAGATTTTAGAAACTTGGGAAATGTACGGTTGCTGGTTACAAGGCGTAAACTACGGCGACGTAGACTACACGTCTAATGATCCAGTATCACTAACATTAACAATGAAGTTTGATAATGCAGTTCAAACTCCACTAAGCAGTGGCATTGGTGCAGACGTTGGTCGTACCTTAGGTACTAACGTAACAGGTTAATAGCCCATGAGCGGCTTAGACAATTTAAGTAAGCTATTAGGTGTCAAATCCGGCGCCGATTTGTTAGGTCAAGTCGGCGACGGTTTCTTTGGCACTGACTACCAGAAAGATTATGCACATGCCTCAAAGCTAATGCGCCCAAACGGGCTGGCACTAGCACCGAAGCAAAAGTTTTTATTCCATGTATTCTTTAACTTGTCAGACTCATCAATCCTTAAATCACCTGATCCAGGACTAGTAGGCGCACTAATTAAAAGTGTACAGCTTCCTTCGTTCAAATTAGACACTGAAGAGTATATCCAATATAATAGAAAACGTTTAGTTCATAATAGAATTACATACGAACCTGTCACTATGAAATTACATGATGACGGCGAAGGACACGTATTAGACTTATGGACGAAGTACTATCAGTATTACTTTGCTGATTCAAATTATGATTACACTCAAGGTATTCAAGCACAACCTGGCAAGTTCGGAAAGACAGATTATAATGGAAGGGACCTTTACAGCGACAATAGAGTAAATCAAGACTCTGGTTGGGGTAAGACGGTTACTACTCCAGATGGCCTTGGTAAAAAGCCAGCATTCTTTAAAGATATAAAAATTTACGGTTTCAACCGCGGCGGATATGTTCTATATACATTGATCAATCCTGTTATCACAATGTGGAGTCACGATACATATGACTATGCAGAGTCCGGCGGAGTTATGGAACATAATGTAACATTGCAGTACGAAGCAGTTAAATATGCAGACGGTGAAACTGTTGGAACAAACGGTGATAACGTTAATGGGTTTGCTGATGCGTCTAGATACGACAGGACACCAGGAGCACTAGGTCCAGGTAGTACTGCTTCTTTATATGGACAAGGCGGGCTAACAGATACCTTCGGCGCAATAAGTACAGACTTAGCGAATGGTAATCTTGCTGGAGCAATTCAGAAAGCAGGAGCATCTGCTAGAACATTCGGCAGTCTAGATAATGTAGTTAACGTAGTTGGAGAAGATTTACTTACCTCAGGAACTACTGCGGGATTAAGCGCACTGGGTAACATAACTCGTGAGGCGTCATTCCCAACTCCATCTAGTAATGGCAGTACAAATGCAAAAGCAGCACCTAAGAAAGCAGAGTAAGCAATGGCAACTAATGATACAAATACAGTAAATGATATTCAATTTAGTGATGCGAACGTGTCTCGGGCAGTTGTTCGGGAAAAACCACTAGCGCCACCAGTAGGCGCCGAATATGATCATGTTTTAAGTGTCTTTAAAAAGATAATGAAAGATGATGGCGCAGCTTTAAACTTTACACAATCATTATATCAAGTAGCACAAGAGACAGAAACGTATGTACTCACACTCCTTGAATCGTTAGATGTAACAAATAAAATGACACTAAACAAATCAATGGCATATTACTTAAATGCTATTAACTCACCGTCAACATTATACGGTGTGCAGAATCCTATTAGCCCCAACTATTATGCTGGGCGTAACGTATTGAGTTAACATGCGTAGAGGCTCAGCTAAGTTCTCACAAGGTGTATACCACCCCCGTAACCCAGCAAAATATATAGGCAAAGGCAAAATAATCTATAGAAGTTCATGGGAGAATCACTTTTGTATTTTCTGTGACACAAACGATTATGTAATAGAATGGGCGAGTGAAGCAGTACGTATTCCATATAGACATCCAATAACAGGCAAGCAGACTACATACGTGCCTGATTTTCTTATAAGATATAAAACTAAAACTAATAAAATAATGACAGAGCTTATTGAAATTAAGCCAGCTGGTCAGTCAGCACTTAAAGAAGGCATGAATCAAAATCAACGTGCCACGGTAGCTGTTAATATGGCTAAGTGGGAAATGGCCCGCAAGTGGGCTAAGAGGCAAGGCATAGTGTTTAGAGTCATTACAGAGCATGATATCTTTGCACAAAGCGGCAAAAAACGCTAATTCCTAATTCTATCGTACTAGGTTCACCAGCTAAATACGTGCATGACCAAGAAACTATCTGAATTATTCGACTTACCAGTAGATGAAGAAGTTAACCCCACTGAAGAAGCACCAACCGAAACCCCATCCACAGAAATAGTAACACAGGAAGCAATGGACAATCTAGAAAAGATTGATAGTGCTTTGCCAGCTATTAAAGGACTGGAAGCAGCCGATAGCGAAATGGACGACATAGCAGACATGGCGATTCAAAGTTACCAGGACTTGATGGACTTAGGAATGAATCTAGAAGCCAGGGTAGCAAGTGAAATACTAGGATCAGCAAGTCAATTCTTAGGCCATGCTATTACAGCAAAAACAGCAAAAATCAATAAAAAATTAAAGATGCTTGATCTACAGCTTAAGAAAGCTAAACTAGATCAAGCTAGTGGTGACCCAGACGATACTCCAACCGGTGAAGGCCGTAAGCTAGACCGTAATGAGTTGTTAGCTGAAGTCTTACGTCAAGTAAAAGAAGACGAAGACAAAAAGGATTAAATCGATAAATATATAAAAATATTGCGAGATATACTAAATGAAAAAATTAAATGAATACTTAACCGCATCAGCAAAGCAATACGTTTATCGTGTTAAAGTTGCTGGTGAACTTCCTAAGGAAAATTACGAAAAACTTAAAGCGGCACTAGATATGTTTGATGTAGATACTTGCACTAAACCTAAAAAGACGCCAATTCAAAGCGACCCACTAGGCTTCCCAGGTTTAACAAACGAAGAAATTAACATTTTTGACGTTACATTAAACTATCCTGGAAGCACACAACAAATTATAGAACTTGCTAGAGTAGCTGGCATAAACCCAGCTAAGATTGTTGTAGTTTGCAAAGACTTTAATGATAGCATGAACAAAGAGGTAGAAGGTGTCGAAGACGGTACACGTTTAGAAACTCCAGACTATCCAGAACAAACTAAAGAACAAAAAGAAGCTAGTGATGCATACGCAGACAGCTTTGATTCAGCAGCTAGAGAGTTCGCAGGCGAAGTAAACACAGACTTTGACATAGCAGGCGAAACAACTCCGCCAGCAAAATATTCAACAGATACAGACGCAGGCAAAGATAGCCCAATGACAAAAGTCAAGCGTTTAAAAATTAAGGACATTTTAAAATGAGCGATTTAAAACTATATAGGATCCTAGAGACCTTTGACAACTTAGAGTCAGCTACAGATAAACTTACACCTTACGTTAGTGAAGAAGCAACTACACTAGCAGATCAGATGTACAGAAAATATCCAGAGCTATTTTCAGCACACGGCGATGAATATGTAATGAGCGTAATTGGCGACATTGAAAGACGTGGCGGCGACGTGTACGATGTTCTACACCATTTAGAAAACCCAGAAATGATAGATCATACTGTTCCAGACGTTGAAGAAAGCCAAACGAAAGTCGAGAAGATGGGTAACCGAGTTAAAGTTACTACAGACGGCGACACAACAGAATTCAATGATGAAGAAACTGCCGCAGCGTTTATGGGCAACATGGGCGATGACGACGAAAACAAGTTTGCTACAGAATCAGAAGAAACAGACGAAGAAGTTACTGAAGCTGTAAGCGACGATGACGGTGACTGGGCGTACGATAATCAGAAAGATAAAGATCTAGATGATCGCTTAGACGCTGAAGATGAAGAAGATAAAGAAAAAGTTAATGAGTGGGCACCAACCTTAGGTGACCAAAATTGGGACGACTTAGACGATGACGATACAGAGTTTTCAACTTTTGATAGTGAAAACGAAAAACATCGCAAACGTTTACAGCGTGGTACTCCAGTTGTATTAGATCCTGATGTATGTTCAGACCCAACAGGTAATCGCAGAGGCGTGTTTGTTAACCGTAGTCCAAGTGGACATTACGGCACAGTCATTCGTAATTGCGATGGCAAAACAATTAAAATTCATTTAAGCGATATTATTTCAGCAGACATTACTAACAACTCAGTTTATGAAGAATACAATATTAACTTTGATGAAATGTTAGCAGAAGATATTACAATGACACAAACTACTAACATGGAAAATCCAGAAAACGATACAACTACTGTAACAGCAGTTGGTCCAGACGCCGGCGAAGAGTTAGCACAAATGATGGCAAACGCAGGCATGAACAACGGCGAATATGATGGTATAGATGCAGCACCAGACGAAGAAGGTCCAGTTGACATGGGCGAGCCTGGTATGCAAGACATGATCGGTGTTATTGACGGCCCAGCAGAAGAACCTGTACAAACAGAATTACCAGTACCAGCAGCAGAGCCGGAAGAGCTTAATGCAGATTGCGGCAACGTGCATGAAGATGAAATAGAAGATGCAGCAGAACCTAGCAATGAAGATCCTAGATTTTCTGATCTAGTAGATAGAATTACTGCAATTGAAAAACGCGGTGAAGCTAGAAGCTTAGAAGTAGAAGAAGAAGCACAAGCCGCAGTAGATGCCACAGGCGAACGTATACACGACAGAGTAGAAGATCGTTTTGCAGAACAAGGCGAACGTATTCATACTAGAGTTGCAGAACGTGGCGCAGAAACATTAGAGCCAGGCGAACAAGCACTAGGTGAAGAAGGCATAGTTGAAGATCATTTAAAATATTTGTCACCGGACATTGGTTTAGCTATTGCTAACGGTCATGACATTTATGATGTTATGAACAGCCCAGAAGTGCCACAAAAAGATCGTGATATTTTAAAGGCCGAATACGAAGAAATTTATAAAGAATTAAGTAATAGCGAATTTTCACAAGAACCAGGTCATCACCCAGATGATGATTTTGAAGCTTATGAAGCAACAGCATTTGAACAAATGGCACAAAAAATATACGACATGTATAGCAAGAACAGCGAAGACAGGGATGGCGGAATGTTTGGCGAGAATCCACTAGACAGCTTCCCAGAACTTGATTTTACAGAAGAAGGTGCAGAACGTGATATTCAACATGCTAACACTCCAGACGAAAGAACAGCTGGTGTTGATATGGTAACACATGGCACAAGCGGTGGACTTAATAAGCCTAAGCAAATGTTTAAGAAAGAATACCCAGGCGATAACCCAATGGCAGTTACCGAAGATGCCGGCGATAAAGAATGTAAATGGTGTGGCAATGAATTTGCAGCAGATAAAGTTAAGGATCACGAAGAAACATGTGATTACATTATTCCTAAGGACCTAACTAAAGAAGAAGTCGCAGAAGATGACAAGCCAGATTTCTTTGTTAACGAACATGAAAACGTTGATAACTTCTTAGACTTGTATAAAGAATTCCAAATACGTGGTGAAAAGAAAAGCTAATGAGAGCCAAGGACTTTGTTACCGAAACAAAGCGTGGCAAAGTATTAGACGCACACGCCGCAGTTAGTCCAGGTATATCATTTACCGTGGACGGCTTCGGTGACTTGTATCGCGCCTCGGGTATTATGGCGCGCCTACCATCAAACACTGACGACATTGATCCATATAGTTTTGTAACAAGATTTCCAATGATAGTTACGTACACAGACGAAGAAGAAAAGATGGTAAGGGACGCATTTAAGAAGATGGGCATACCTTACAAAGAACATGTTACAAGTGCTAGTCAAGAACCAGACGCAGTTAACAATGTTAGTCCAACACAAGGCTTTAAAGGATATTAAGTGAAAGAATTAGACCAATTAAAAATGCTTAGTGAAGGCATTGCACGATTAGAAGAAGGCGGCATCCCAATGACGTGGGCGATTTATAACCAGGATGGCGAGAACACACGAGAAGACTATAGCACCAATGCACCAGATGGTGTTTATAATGTTGCGTTTCCGTACATTGACACAGTTGGCGTAGCTAAAGGTGTTACAGTTAAAAACGGTCAGTTTGTTCCAGGCCCAACACTTACAGCAATAGGAAAGGCACGTGATGATGCTGAGTACTGGGGCAACTTTGTTGAACGTTTAGAATGGAACGAAGAACATAGTGCATTTATAGTATCAATTGGTTCATAAAGAATAACCTCTTAGGACGGTTAGGCGTTACGGCCGTGGTTTAGCGAATTCGCTACTCGCCCCACATAGTAAAGTAAAGCGGCTTTCGGGCCGCTTTTTTATCCTTTAAGTGTCTGTTTTAGAGTAAATACTATTATGTCAAAATCATTAGATGGTGTATTAATAAAACGCGCACATAGTAAGACTCATTATGATGAGGAACATCTGTATGACTTCGCAAGATGCGCCGATCCTGTAACAGGACCAATGTACTTCCTTACTAATTTCTTTTATATCCAACATCCAATTCAAGGTAGGTTAAAGTACGATCCGTACGAGTTTCAGAAAGGGCTAATAGACAGTTATGTGAACTACAGATTCAGTATTAACCTACTAAGTAGACAGACTGGTAAGACAACAACCGCAGCAGGATATCTGTTGTGGTATGCTATGTTTAGGCCAGACAGTACAATCCTTATTGCAGCCCACAAATACAGCGGCGTGCAAGAAATCATGCAGCGTATACGCTATGCATATGAACTATGCCCAGACCACATCCGAGCGGGTGTGACATCGTACAACAAAGGGTCGATGGAGTTTGACAATGGCTCGCGTATTGTAGCGCAAGCAACGACAGAAAACACTGGACGTGGTATGTCTATTACACTATTGTACTTAGACGAATTCGCATTTGTAAGACCTAATATAGCTAAAGAGTTTTGGACTTCAATCTCACCTACACTATCAACAGGTGGTAGTGCAATTATTACATCAACGCCAAACAGTGATGAAGATCAGTTTGCATTATTGTGGAAAGGCGCAAACAAAACAGAAGATGAGTTCGGCAATGAGCGAGAAGATGGTATTGGAGTAAATGGATTTAAGGCATTCCAAGCGGACTGGAAAGAACATCCGGACCGTGACGAACAGTGGGCAGACGAAGAAAAAGGACGTATCGGTGAGGAACGTTTTAGACGTGAACACTTAAACGAATTCTTAATCTTTGACGAAACACTTATTGCAGCAACGACACTAATTGACATGGAGGGAGTAGATCCCATACGTAAAACAGGGCAGGTACGTTGGTACGCTGATCCTAAGCCGGGTATGATATACACTGTGGCACTGGATCCTAGTCTCGGCACCGGCGGCGACCCGGCGGCCATACAAGTATTTGAAGCTAACACAACTAAACAAATAGCAGAGTGGAAACACAATAAAACAGCCGTACCTATGCAGATAAGAGTATTTGTAGATATCATTAAAGCTGTGGCTGAAAAATGTCAAGACAGCAACATGGTATATTATAGTGTAGAAAATAATACACTAGGGGAAGCAGCCCTTATTAGCCTGGATGAATATGGCGAACAGAATATAGATGGTGTATTTTTAAGTGAGCCCAGGATGCCTAAGGCTGGTAATACAAGGCGTTATCGCAAGGGATTTAATACAACAAATAAAAGTAAAATAGCAGCTTGTGCCAAGTTGAAAACTTTAGTTGAAACTAAAAAGATGGGTATAAGCAGCAAACCACTAATAACAGAGTTCAAACACTTCGTGGCAAATGGTACTAGCTATGCAGCTAAACCAGGCGAGCATGATGATTTAGTTATGTCATTGTTACTTACAATCCGCATGTTACACGTACTCAAAGATTATCACAAAGAGCTTGCAAGCAACCTGCGGGATTACGGTGATGATATTATCGAACCGATGCCATTCATCGCACTGTTCTAACTTCTAGGTAAATACTTGCATGGAAAACGTAGCAGAAAAATTATATAATATCCTCGGCACTAAGTTTGACAATACAGAGATCAAGACACTAGATTCCACTGGTAAAGAAACGACAGACATGGAAGAGATTGAAATGTTTAGTTTTGATTTCCTTGTTGATTCTCGTAACTATGGACCTGTTGTAATATTATTAAGTGCAGAAGAGAATCTTGAAGTCTACTACGGTGATAACACCAGTAAATCACTTGACAGTAATGCTAAACGTAAGTGGGAGAACTTGATTGAACATTTAAGTACTTTTGCTCGTGGCAATAGATTAGGTTTTAGCTTAAAACACACATCAGATTTAAAGTACGATTTATCAAACATCACAGATATTACAGAAAGCTTCAGAAACATTTTTGAAGGGTACTACGGTACGACCAAGACAAGCTACAACAAAATTCAAGAAAAAGCAAAAATCATTATTAGACATTCCAAGATAATTGGTGAAGATGATAAACGCTTCCGCAACATCAGCGCATTGTTTATTGAAAATGCAGATGGTGAACGCTTTAAACTTCCATTTACAAAACTAACAGGTGCTAGAGCAATGGCACGCCACGTAACAGAAGGCGGCAATCCATACGACTTATTTGGCATACACATTTGCGAAATGGTTAAAGACATTAATACCCTTGGCGGATTTGTAAGACGTTCTAAATGTTATGAAGGTAACGAAGAAGCAATGGGCTTAGTCGAAACTGGACGTACACATTATAACGCAATGCGTAAAGGCTTAAAGCAAATAGCAGGCAAGCGCGGATATAACACATATAAAGAAAGTTGGGAACCATCTGAGATTACAATACAAGAGACAGATACAAATGCTATCCGTTCATTGTTTACAGAGAAATCAGTTAACCAACGCACTGAAGATGCATTACCTTTGTTAGCACGTTTACAGCAAATGGCTGAAGAAACAAGCGAAAAAGAAAAAGCAGGCAATAGGGAATGGAATGCACGACCAGAAGTCTCAGGCATCCAGGATCGTGGCGGGTTTGAAACAATGGATTGGCCTTCAGATAAACCAACAGCACCAGAAACATATAATAAGATAAAAGGTTTTAGTGTACATGCACTTAAAGGTTATGCCCGTAGGATTAATATGCCACTGGAAATTACCCAACGTGAAATGGACCCAGAGAAAATAATCGATGAGATTATGGGATTCTTGCATGATGACAATTGGGAAAAAGAAGTAGCAGGTATAGGCGAAACACAACGAGCAGGAAACACCATGAAGGAAATTAACGAATTTGAAGATTGGGCAGAAGATGTTACAGAAGGTACATGGGCTGTTCCAGACACTCCGAAAGCATTAGACGAACTTGCTAAGTTTATGTCAACTGAACAACCGGTAGGTATTGATGCAATGAACGCGTCGGACGCACTATATAATATTTTGGGCGACGATGACTTGTTTGATAGCTTAGATGAACTTGCAACAAGCGACCCAGAGGGCGATGCTCGTGTAGTTGTT